ACACCTTCAACCAGAGACATTTCTAGATAGACTTCCCAACGTAGTCTGTTTTCGTGCTCAGACTTCAAATACCATAGGTATCCAGAAGCTCCATTTTCAGAAGTAACTTCAATCCATCCGATTTGAGCAGTGTCAGAACCGTTGATTGAATAGTGCTCCTTAAGAATGATTGGAGAGTTTGTAAATGTAGCGTAGCTAGGATCTAGTTTTTCATTAAAGTTACCAGTTCCTTTTGCAAATTCAGATCCATAAGCAAGAGCTGTAAATCTTTCAGCTGCAGTAATAGCCGGAGTTCCCGTCAATGATTTAACTTGGAAATAGTTTCCAGATACATTAGTTACAATACCTTTGATAACAGCACCAGTTCCACCAACAGCTGAAGTAGCTGAAGATTGAGCTTGGATCATAACTGTTTGCCCTTTTCTAAAGTTAACAGCAGTTGTTCCTTGAGAAGTGACACCTAGGCTAGTTGGCTGAGCTGTAGGAACGTTAAAGTTCAATACAACACCTCCGCTTGAAGATGCACTTGCTGTACCAGCAGTAGTCCCAGAAGTTGGCATTGTAGCCGCAGCACTTAAATAGATAGCGTTAGCATATCTTGTGTGTAATCTGCCTTGCTCAGTCCAGATAATTTGATCTGAAGTAGAAGGCATTTCCGCTGATACCATACGAAGGAAAGATCCGATAGAGCGATTTCCGTATCTCTCTACTTCTTGTTCGTATACATCAGGTAAAAATTGTTGAGCCCATTGGTTGAATGAGCTATCTGTAAAATCAATATAGTTACCAGTATAAAGAGCTTTGCTTTGAGTTGGTTGCAAAGCTGCTGGTATTCCACTTGTAAAAGCCATTTTTTAAATTTTAAAAATTATTTATTCCATTTTATGCGCAATTTGTCAGATGAATTTCCAGAAACAACACGTATTTTATCACCAGAGTCAGTAGTGATAACAGAATTATCAGTTCTGGGAGACATATCGATATTTTTTGATTCCTTAACTTGTGATTTTATAGCATCGGCACGGCCTTGCTCATAAAAGTGGGAAGCAATTTTATCTGCATTTCTTCCAGCGAATAGGGCTTTATGGTAGCTACTAGCATCACCTAAAGTCCCATCTTCATTGACAAATTCATTTATAAAGTTTTTTAGATCAGATTGATATTCTTTTATTTTTTGTTTATTGTCAATTTTAAATCTAAATTTTTTATCTTCAACTTGAAAATCAAATCCTTTAAAATCGTCGTTAAAAACTTTTTCTGTTTTTTCTAAAAAAATTTCTTGTTGTTTTGTCCAGTCATCTTTTTCAGATTGCTGTTGTTTGTAATATTCAAAAGCTTTTTCATATTCTTCAGGAATATCATTTTGCTTTCTTAACTTAAGATCTGCATAATATTCTTTTTTAGAACTTTCAAAATACTTTTGAGCATTATATACTTCTTCTTTAAAAGCTAATTGTTTAGCTTTAATTTCTTGGTCCTCAGCTACTTCTTCGTCATATCCAAATTTGTTTTGGACCATAAACGAAATATCGCTTTCATCTAAATGAGGTTTTGTTTTTCTGTAATATTCATAAACTAAATCTGTAGGTTTAGAATCAGAATAGTCTTTATTAAGATTAACATAATCTTCTAAAGTACCATTTGTTTCTTCCATAAAGCTAATTAGCTTTTGAATATCTTCAGGGTATTCAATTTCTTTTTCAGGCTGGTCTTTTTGTTGTGCCGTTTCTTGTACGGTTTCTTGTACAACTTCTTTTTTTGGTTGTTCTTCAACAACCTGTTCTATCAGCTCTAACGTTTCTTTTTCAGTTTCTTGGGCAGGTTCTTCAATTTTTTCTTGCTCGTTTTGCTCAGAAACTTTTTCGCTAGCTTCGGGTTCGTTGCGTACAGATACCTCATCTGCGCTTTGCTCTTTATTGGCATTTTCTTCTTCTTGTTTTAGCGGGGAATCAATATTTACACGGTAAACCCCATCATCTTGAAACCCATAGTTAGAATCGACCTCTCCGCTTTCTACTGCTTTTTCAAGCACAGCGGTTTCCTGTTCTTGAGCTGATACCTGTTCTTTAGGCTCAACTACGTTTACTTCAATTTTTTCTTCCATAATATAATATAATATAATAATTTATTTTATTTAGGCTCAAACCTAGATAAATCAATACCGCCTAAAACATCATTACCTTTTGATTCAAAAGATTTTTTTGGTTTTTCTGTTTTTGGTGGACCAGATATACTAGAAGAGCTAATTTTTTTATCAGCAATTCTTTCTTGTACTTCTGACTGTTTTTCTGCTAATTCTTTTTGAGCCTCAAGTTCTAAGCGTTTTAATTGTACATTAAGATCGTATTCAAACTGCATTAGCTCCCTTTTTGTCCTAGCTTCAACTTCTAACTTTTTAATGCTAAACTCATTTTCAGCATTAGAAACTTGTATTTTAGATTCTGTTTTAACTTGTTCCGCTTGAGCTTTAGCCTCTTCTATTTGCACTTGTGCTTGGCCCTGCGCCTCCGCTTGAGCAACAGACGCCGCTTGAGCAGATTGCTGGTCTGCAGTTTGTTTCTTTATTCTTCTAAACTTAAGAAGCTGATTTGCAAGCTTTATATTATTCACTTGTCGTATGTCAATAGCGTCTTCTAGAAATATACTATTCTGAGAAAGAGCCATTTGTATATTAGCCTCTAATAGTTGTTTTTCTTCTTCGTCTGGTTCAAGCTCTAAAAATATGCCAAAATCATGCAAATTAAGATTCTTCAGTTCTTCCAAACTACCAACTGTAAATTTACCTAATCCGCTAATAAAAGCTTTTTTAGCGGGGTGAAACTCTAAAACATCTTTAAATCTTAATGATATAGCTTCAGCTAATGTTAATGTAGTATACATGCTGCTCTCGATCAAATGTCTTGTAGCCGTGTTACTATTTGCAGCTGCTAGCTTCTGTACTCCCACTAATGATTTAGGGTCGGGGTCTGAACCGTCTCTTGCTTCATTAAGCCCAGTTATATCTCTTATCATTTGCAAATATTGGTTATATGCACCAATTAATAATTGCACTTGATTTCCTCCGCCCCCTGGTAGCTCTTGAATAGGAACCTTGCCTGGGTTTGGGTCTCCATCAACGGTTAATGATCTGCCTATAATGGATCCAGTTTGGAAATACATGTTTAAAGCTTCCTGAGGATTATAACTTGTTCCATTGCCCAAATCAATTTCAGCTAAACCATCCGCGTCTATGTATACCCCTGAAGGAGTCATTCTTTGTATTGACTGCTGTAGTTTTAAATGCGTTAATTGTATTAAATCAGCATACGGCGTCATTTTTGAAACAAGCGAATCAATTTTGCCTTTATACATTCTAGGTGCTGTAACAATATAATTCATTACCACCTTATTAGTATTTGAAGCAGGGCGAACCATATTTGTAGCTTTTTCCCACTTTACTATTTTATTACTACCCAACAGATACACCCCCTCAAAAAGAACTTCTCTAGCTTGCGCTACTTTTTTAAATCTTGTTCGTTTGTCTTTGGGTGGATTAAATGAATCATCTTTTTTAATTGCTTTATCTGCGCCAGAAGATGTTTCTTTTATTTTGTATACATTGTTTTCAAAAGTTTTCCAATTAAAATACAAGACCGTTAACGTGTTGTTATCGTCATTGTTTGTATTATTGTAATCAAAATTATTACTATAATTAGAACCTTTGCTAGTTATATCTTTTATTTCTTCGTTAGTTAGACTCGGAAATTGTTTTTTAAGTTCATTAACTTTTATTCTTTTAACTTCACCAAAATAATAGCAGTCTTCAAAATTAGGATCTTCTGTATATGACCATATTAAGTTTGCTGGGTCAACATAATCTAATTTAATACCATCTGTATTATTGAAAGAATGCTTAACAGCAGAGATTCCTAATACAGCTCTATCATAGTCTGTTCTCTTTTTTAGCTCAGCGTATTTATTTCTAAGAAATATATTGTTTATAGCTTGCTCTTGCGCAATTTCAATTCCTTGCTTGTAATTTAATTGCATATATAGCTCAAGCTCTTCAGTATTAGAGGGAAGCTCTGACTCAGGAATATTTCTTGCGTCAACACCTAGCTCGGCTTCTATTTCTGCAAGTATTTGCTTAGCCGCTAAATCTCTTTGCACACTTTCAACGTACTTGGTTCTTTTACCAGTAGCGATAGAATCCTGAGCAAAAGCTTTAATAGAAAATAATCTATCCTGCATTCCGTTAACAACAATGTCTATAAACTTGGGTATAATCGGAACAGGTTTCCAGTCAAGATTTAAATATGATAAATCTCCGTTAATAGCAAACTCATCTTTATATTTTCTAATTGATTGTTCACCTCTAGCATATAGCCTTAGCCTATGAAACTCATCCCGGGTTTGATAATATTTACCTTGCCCTCTGTCTTTGTTAAACCATTCTTGTTCTATAGCTTTAGCTACTTCTAATCCATACTCAGAACTTCTTTTTTTGGAGTCAGATACCGCTTGGCTAGGAAAAATAGAATAATCTTTTTGTGTTTTTGCCATATTTATTTAATTAGCATACTTCTATCGCCTTCATTCTTATACTTAGAGAATGAAAAATTAAGTTTTTTTGTTGTTCTTTCTTGTCGTGGTCTATATAAATGTTTTCTACACGCCATTATAGCTAGTCCACTACTAATAGATGCGTCATAGGCTGTACGTTTAGATATGTCAAATTTAGCCCAATCTTCTAAGGTGCGTTGAAAATACATGTTTCCGTGTCTGTTTTCAAAGCTACCTACGTTTTCTTCTATATATGATTCTATTGCAGCAGCGTGAGCCTGTCTTATATCTTCTGATGTATTAGGTATTCCACCTAATTCAATTTCAGTTTTAGATAAAGTACCTCTTAGCTTATCTGGTCGGTTCATAGAAAAACCTCTATAACCTCTTCTTTTTAAATGATATAATAATCTAGGTTTATTGTTCTCTGCTAGTATAGGCATACCATAAAAATGTAAAGCTATAAGCACATCTTCAAA